TGCTCAAGATGCAAGATCAGCAAATCGACTGAGAATGGGGTAATGGAGATATATGGCAACGGTATATACCAACGATTCGTCTGTAAAGCCTGCCATAGTAATAGCAACAAAGACGGCTAAATGCCTTCCTGTGCTGTTTGCGTCTATCGACCAGTATGTGCCACTAGATGTAACCGTTATCATCTCTGGGAGCGATTTAGAGCTTCCTAGACACCAAACCATCAACCTGCCCAACAACGGCACTAATTATGGCGATTCATACAATGATGCGGTGCAATATGCTTTTAGTATTTTTCCAGAGATTATTGTCGCAAACGATGACATAGTATTAACCCCTAGTAGTTACTCTAAACTGATGGAAGATGTAGTGTTGTTAAAAAACAACAAACTAGGATGGGTATGCAGTAGAGCTGATTATGTCAGAGGGCTGCAAAACATTAGAGAAGGTAAGCAGCGCAATGGGGTGCGTTACATAGAGGAAGATACGGTCATTAAGTACGATGTCCTTTCTCCCTTGTTTGGCTGGGTTAGCCGAGAAGCCTGGATAGATTACAAGCCAATTAACTGGTATTCAGACGATATACAATGTCTAGAGATGAGAGCAAATGGTTTTGTAAACTACATTAGTCGCTCGTATGTTCACCATGTAGGTAGTCAGACCATCGGCATGGATCACCAAAAGAACGACCTAGAGGCACAGGCATGGATCAAGGTATATATGCCAGAATTGTACAAGTTGTGGTTTAGTTAAAAAAGCGTTAAAATTGTCTTGGGCAAGTTCGCCTTAAATTCTCATATATACCATGAAACCACAAAAAACAACGATTATGATCGGTCTGCTGGGCGATAAGCCTAAGATGGGCGAAAAAGAAGAAGGTGGTTTATTGGCAGAGGACAAAAGCTCATGTCCATTAGCCACTCAAGATGCCGATATTAACAAGGGCAACATGAAAAAAGCTGTTCTCACAGCCAACTATGGCGAGAAAGGCGATGGCGAGGGCAAGTGTAAGGCTTGTGAATACTTCTGCACACCAAAAGAAATGCCTGATTGTGGACTAGAAAAGACAATGGGCTACTGCGAAATCTACGACTTTATGTGCAACCAGAACAACGGATGCGATGCCTGGGAAGCTATGGGCAAAGAAGAAGAAGAAATGGAGATGGAAGATGAAGAATAGTCTTTACGGAAATATCAACGCCAAACGCAAGCGTATCGCTGCTGGATCGGGCGAGAAAATGAACAAGCCAGGCAGCAAAAACGCTCCTACGGCTAAAGATTTCAAGCAAGCCGCCAAAACTGCTAAACCTATGAAAGCCAAGAAAAAATGAAGATGACCAAATCAGAAAAGAAAATTGGCAAAGTCATGGGCGAGTACAAATCTGGAAAGCTAAAGTCAAGCTCTGGCAAGAAAGTTAGCAATCCAAAGCAGGCGATTGCAATTGCAATGTCGGAAGCTGGTAAGTCTGCCCGTTATAAAAAATGATTAGCGTAGTAATGCCTAGTTATCTAGGTGATTACACCACAGCAGCAAGCAATAGAGAACAAAAACTCCCTAGAGCAATAGAGAGCTTCCTAGCGCAAGAAATAGGTGAGTTAATAGTTGTGGCAGATGGATGTCAAAAAACAGTAGAAATAGCCTCTAAATACCCTGTAAACATTATCTTTACAGACAAGCAACCACACTTTAGTGGAAACACTAGAAATATTGGAATACAAAACGCTCAGTACGATTACATTGCTTACCTAGATAACGATGATGTATTTGGGCAAGGACATCTACAAGCAATAACAGAGAATCTAGATACAGACTGGCTATATTGGAATGATTATGTAGATGGTAAGGTAAGACCAGTATGGTTTGAAATAGGCCATATAGGAACTTCTGCAATAGCCCACAAAAAAGAACTAGATTGTAGATGGGGCGATGGATACGGACACGATTGGCAATTTATACAACAATTAAAAAAATACCCTAGAAAACGAATTAAGACTAATTATCAAGTGATGCACATACCAGGAATCATAGACAAATAATGTTTATTGTTCCTACATACAAACGCCCAGAAAGACTTAAAAACCTTATTCAAGCGTATATAGATACTAAGGCTACTGCTCCTATTTATGTGCTTATACAAGGCAACGCAGAATTGTATGATGGAATTGAGTACCCTGATACATGGACTGTAGAAGTATTAGAAAATAATATTGGCTTGGTGGCAGCAGCAAATCTATTTTTTAATAAATTTCCAACTGAAAAATGGTATGGAGTTATTTGCGATGATGTAATGCCAATAACTAACGAATGGGACAAGTTACTGTTAAATTTGGTAACGGATTGGAATATTGTTAGTTTAAAAGATACATTAAACACAAATGATTGGCGAATATCAGGTATTCCCATAATTGGTGGTGAATTAATTAGAAAATGTGGGTTTATATTTCCACCTTGTAACTGGCACGTTTGTGGAGATGATTGGTGGGAGCTAGTAGCAAAAAACTGTGGCAACTGGATAAAAGTAGATGCTTATAGCACTCACATGACACCAGAAACAACAGGAGTTGAGCCAGACGAAACATACCAAAGCTCCTACAAAGATTTTAGTGTTCAAGTAAGCCAATACAACCAATGGTTAGTAGAAAAAGGAATGGATCTACTTACTAAGATACAAAAACAGATACTATGAAAATAAAAGAAGCTGCCAAGATATTTGAGCGCATAGGTGTAGCTGGGTATAACAAGCCGAAAAGAACTCCAAGTCATCCCACTAAAAGCCATGTGGTAGTCGCTAAAGAAGGCGATAAAGTTAAGACAATTCGCTTTGGTCAGCAAGGCGAAAAAGGCAGCCCAGATGGTAGCAAAAGAAATGAGGCGTTTAAGGCTCGCCATGCTAAGAACATTGCTAAAGGCAAGATGAGCGCAGCGTTTTGGGCCAACAAGGTTAAGTGGTAAACATCAAGGAACAGGCATGGCAACTTTAATAGACAAGAAAAACCCCTTAAGAGATATTCTTAATTCCATAGCCAGAGGTGTGCCACAAGCTGCTACAGGATTTGTAGACTTAGCAGCTCTACCATTTACTACGACTGGATTATTAACGCCATCACAAGTAGTAGGATCTACAGAATATTTAACCCAACGAGGCCTGCTGCCCCAACCATCACAAAGTCTTTTGGGACAAACTACAGAGGCTTTATCTGGGGCTATCATGCCATTAACGCCAACTGCGGTACGAGCAGCGCAACAAGGCGTGGAAAGAATAACCCCAGCCATTAATACTCAGTACGAACAATTGCGTAGACCTTTGGCAAGGCCTGTATTCAATACAGAAGTAGCGGTAACTGATCCAGCGTTATTGCAAAATGTAGATTTAAACAATGCTTTAGGCATGAGCCTGTCTAGAGAAAGACTCAATGCTGCAAGACAAGCCACAGGCAGCCAATACGCTCAAGCACCAATGGGTGCTGCACAAGGCGCATGGAAGGGCAGTCAAGGCTTTGAGGCAAACCCTGTATTTATGCAGCAGCTCCCTAGTAGTGCAGGCAGCATAAAAGATCAAGACTATATGAAGTATGTGGCCCAAACTTCTGAGAACTTAACTCAGGATGCTAATGGTGTCGCACGATTTGTACCATTCTTACTGAACGATACGATCCGATCTAATGCTGCCATGATTAAGAATGTAACCCCAGAGCAGCTTAGAAAGCTGGGTGAGGCTGGCCTAACAGATGAGATGGTAATTGCAGCCAGACCAGATAATAAAGCGTTGATTATGGGGTTTGGGGATGAGGCTGGACAAGTGCCACAACTGCTCAAAAAGATTCAAGAAATTGTGCCAGATGTAAAATATGAAACTGGTATTTCAAGACAGGATGTAGACCGAATCTACATGGTAAGAAATCCCGATGATTTCGGGACTCCTACCTATGCAGATTTTGGTGCTACTCCAAGACAGTCAGGATTACTTGATTCTTTGGATGAAAGACTGAGGATGGCAGACTATTGATATTGGTTTATCCAGTACATTTTTCTGCTCATTTATAAAGCCATTAATGATTTTGGCCTTACCCAAAGTTTCAACCAAGTTTTTAGCTCCAATGTTATTTAATGTAGAAGGATTAGATTCTACAAACTGATCTGCTGCAATGTAGGCAATCTCACAAAACGATGCTGCTAATTTTGTAGATTTATCTATTGGGTTTGCGCCAGTTTCCCAGTTTGTATAAGTAACCCTATGCACACCCAAGAGTTCTGCTGCTTTCTCTTGGGTAATGTTTAGGCGAGATCGCCATTGTTTTATATTAAAAGTCATGCTGCTACTCCCTAGAAGAATAATCCCGAAGGATCTTGTGAGTGGTATGGCCCGAAGGCAGGTAATCAGGTGCATCTAAAGAAGGCAATTTATCAGCAAAGGCAAGTAGTGGCTCAAACACCCCTAAAGCCTCACGCCATGTATCTTGCTCCGAGTAGCCCCTGCGAACACAAGTGTAGGCGCAGTCAGTACGATATAAAAGATGTTTCATGTAGATTCTCCTTAATATTTGTAAGATGTTGAATACACATAACCAGCAGGCAATTTAAGAATTTCTTGGTACTCTATTGGCCTTTCCCAAACATCAACAGTAAAACCATTAGGAATGTTGATTTTTTGGCAGACTATTTTTTTTGCTTCTTGGACACTAGATGCGTACCCAATAAGTTCACGCCAGTTGTAGATTGGTAATTTTTTCATTTAGTACCCCTTTAATTGTGATAATTGTGCTTCTAACTTAACAATAGCCTTTTTAACTCTAGCTATTTGAACTGGGTTACGGCTTTGTTTTAAAACAACCTGCTGCCAATACAGGCTGTTTTTTAGTAAGTTAATATTCATGCGTAAGCAGTCCAATGTGATGATTCATAGATTGGTTTGTTGCTAACTACTGCAACTGGCTCAATCTTATAAGCATTAGCGTAACTTGCAATTTTGATATAAGCACCAGAATCAACAGAGCTTTTTTGAATTAACTTGTTAAATGGTTTGCCAATAAACTGATTAATTGCTGGTACACAATTACCTTGCAAATATCCATCAGATTCAGATAATTGAGCAATTTTGCAAAAAGCAGCAGTTTTATTGCTTACTGATAAAACTTGGTAGTAATCTACATTGGTTTGGTCGTAACCCCAAGAGCTAAGGAATACATCACCAGCCTTTACACCATGATTAGCAGATGCTTCTTTGGCTTTAGCTTTACGAGTAGCTTTACGCTCTGCATGAGCGTGTACCCATTCAAAAGTTTTAGTAACTTCTGCTTGGCGTTGTTCGGCATTTTTAAAGCGATAGTGCCAAGTAGGATTGATTGCTCGGCCTACAAAGCAAAGGCCGCCTATTGTTGGTGTTTCTTTGTAGTAAACTTGGATACCTAATTCTTGGTCGTCCCAAGATAATTCGTAGCCTTCTGGGATATAGCGTTCAGTAAATCTTTTCATTTGTAATACTCCTTAACTGTTTAGCCCCATTTATGAATCGCTAGGCAATTAGTAAATAAATCAGCGATGACTCCAATGTAGCATAAAACTACATTGTGTGTAGAAGTATCGTAAATATATTTAAAGTGTTGTAGAATAGCAACATCATCAACCATTAACCCAAAGGGAATGGAATGGAAAACGCTATAGAAAACAATAATGTAGAAGTTGCACCAACTAATAAGGGTGGTGCGCCTGTAGGCAACCAGAACGGCAAGAAGGGAAAGCTGTTCTATAACCAACTTAGGATCGCCTTAGTTCAAGAGGATAGCCGTAAGCTGCGTACTATTGCACAAAAGCTAGTAAATGCAGCAGAGCAGGGTGAGCCTTGGGCTATTAAGGAAGTAATCGACAGGGTAGACGGTAAGGCTGTGCAGGCTACCGAGATTAGTGGTTTAGATGGTGGCCTACTCGAAACCCTAAACACAATCAACATCGTACTTAAAAAGCCTGATGGAGCTTAATGTAGAGTTCCCAGAGAAGTTAGAGTTTCTGTTTCAGCCGAGCAGATACAAAGTTCTCTATGGCGGCAGGGGATCTGGTAAGTCTTGGGGCGTGGCTAGGGCATTGCTAGTGATTGGCCTGCAAAAGAGTACAAGGGTGCTATGCGCTCGTGAGTTCCAGAACTCTATTAGTGATTCCGTTCATGCGCTGTTATCAGATCAAATTAAGTCTATGGGGTTAGAGGACTTTTACGAAATACAGAATACTGCGATATACGGCAAGAATGGGACTGAGTTCCTGTTTGCTGGACTAAAGCACAACATCACTAAGATTAAGTCTTTCGAGGGTGTAGATGTATGCTGGATCGAGGAGGCGCAGACTACCAGCAAATCAAGCTGGGATACGCTGATACCAACTATCCGCAAAGATGGATCAGAGATATGGATTACCTTTAATCCTGAGTTAGATACAGACGAAACCTACAAGCGATTTGTAGTGCAGCCACCAGCCAATGCGGTAACGCAGAAGGTGAACTGGTCAGACAATCATTGGTTTCCAGAGGTACTTAAGAATGAAAAGGATGATCTCAAAGAGCGAGATATAGATGCCTATCTCAATGTATGGGAAGGCAATACTAGGCAAGTATTAGATGGAGCTGTGTACGCCAAAGAGTTAAGGCAGGCGCAGGAAGAAGGCCGCATCAAGGATATAAACCAAGATAAGGCCATCGAAGTAAGTACATTCTGGGATATTGGCTGGGCAGACATGACTAGCATCTGGTTTGTGCAGACGATTGCAGGAGGCGAAGTTAGGGTAATAGATTTTTATCAGAACTGCCAAAAGCCTATAGATCATTATGTAGAAGTCTTGCAGAACAAGGGCTACATCTATCGGGATCATTGGCTGCCGCACGATGCCGAGAACAAAAATATGACAGGCAAGAGCGTTAAAGATATTATGCAGAATATGAACTTGCCGGTAAGGATTACCCCTAGACTGTCTATATCAGAGGGAATTAACGCAGCTCGTATGTTAATGAACAGATGCTACTTTGACCAAAACAGATGCGCTGAAGGTCTACAAGCATTGCGGCATTATCGGTATGATGTAAACCCAGATACTAAAATGTTTAGTGATAAACCCTTACACGACCAGCATAGCCATGCTAGTGATGCTTGGAGGTACTGTGCGGTAGCGTTAGATGAGCAGCCAAACAACTGGAACAAAGCAATTAAAATCAACACAAAATGGATCGTATAAATGGATGAAGGCACACTAAAAGGCATACTTGATGCCGAGATAGATAACGCTATTGGCTTTATTGAGAGCGAAACTACAGATGACCGTAGAAAAGCCCTTGAATACTACAATCGGTACGAATACGGCAATGAAGTAGAAGGCCGTAGCCAGATCGTTACAGGCGAAGTAGCCGAAGTAGTAGATGGTGCGCTGCCACAATTGCTGCGTATCTTTACACAATCAGATGAAATTGTGCGCTTTGAGCCTAAAGGCCCAGGCGATGAGGAAAAAGCAAAGCAGGCCACAGAGTATGTGAACTGGGTAATGAATCGTGATAACGATGGCGTATTGCTTATGCACAATTGGTTTAAAGATGCGCTCTTGCAAAAGAACGGAATCGTTAAAGTCTATTGGGATGAGCAGATTGATGTTAGCAAAGAGAAGTATCAGAACTTAACGCAAGATGAAGTGGCGATGCTGCTGGCTGATCCAGAGGTAGAAGTGGTCAATCAAAAGACTACAGAGATTGCTCCAGCAGGCGTAGATGAGATGGGTATGATTATTCCTCCTATCTTCTCCTACGATGTTAAGCTCAAGATGACCAAGAAAACTGGTAAGGTCATTGTAGAGAATGTGCCGCCAGAGGAGTTCCTAATCTCTAAGAAGGCTAGGACTATTGCTGATGCTCCATTTGTAGCGCACAGAAGGCTTGCTACTCGCTCAGAGTTGATAGCAATGGGCTTTGAGAAGGATATTGTAGATAACCTTCCTACCTATGCAGACCTAACCTATAACCAAGAGAATGTGGCTCGTTTCGATCAAGGTGAGCAGCCAAGCGATCAGGCAAGCCTAGACTTCTCTATGCAGGAAATTGAAGTAATGGAAGTCTACATCAAGGTAGACTTTGATGGCGATGGCATTGCTGAGTTGCGTAAGATTACCTATGCCGGAACGGAGATCCTCGATAACGAGGAGGCAGACTTTGTGCCGTTCTGTTCCGTATGCCCTATCCCTATGCCGCACAAATTCTTTGGGCATAGCCTGGCAGATCGAGCAGTAGACATTCAACTGATTAAATCTACAGTAACTCGCCAGATCCTAGACAATCTCTACATGACCAATAGCCCTAGAATGGGCGTAGTAGAAGGCCAAGTAAACTTAGATGATCTATTAACCGTTACAGCTAATGGCATCGTGCGTATGAAGAATACGCAAGCCATTATCCCATTGACAGTACCAGCAACCGCAGGCCAATCATTCCCATTACTGGAATACTTGGATTCTGTACAGGCTAAGAGAACTGGTGTATCAGACCAGATGAACGGCCTTAATCCAGATGTGCTACAAAACAGCACAGCTACAGCAGTTGCAATGATGCAGAGCAGCGCAGCAGGCAAG